TAATAAAAAGAAAAAAGTTGTTGATCTCACTAATGATATTGAACAATCTGGATCTATTTATAGAAACAGATTAAAACCAAGGAGCGATAATCAAAAAGAATATATCAGAACTATTGCCGAAAACACTATAACTTTTTGCCAAGGGTTGGCCGGATCGGGTAAAACACATATCGCTATTGGTATGGCTTTAGAATATTTATTAGATTCTAAAGTCAATAGAATAGTTATCACAAGACCTGTAATAGAGGCTGGAGAAAAAATCGGGTATCTTCCTGGCACAGCAGAAGAAAAACTTCATCCATATTTATTACCTATTATCGATGAAATTAATCATTTTATTAGTATTGCACAATATGCATCTTTAAAATTGAATAATAAAATTGAAGTTGTTCCACTAGGACTAATGAGAGGAAGAAATTTTCATGATTGTTTTATTGTTGCTGACGAGTGTCAGAACGCATCATATGAACAATTAAAAATGTTACTAACAAGAGTTGGTAATAATAGTAAATTAATTTTAACTGGAGATATAGGGCAGTCTGATTTGAGTAGACATTTACAAGGTGGGTTTATAACTATGATTAATGCTTTAAACGATATTGATGGTATAGGCAATTGTAAATTAGAGTCTTCTGATATAGTTAGAAACCCAATCATAGGAAAAATTTTAACTAGATTAGACAGTGTTGAAAATGGAAAAACACCATAAACAATGTTTACTATTAAATGCTGACTATAGTCCATTAAGTATAATATCCTGGCAAAAGGCTATTATATGGTCTATCAGATTTCAAGACAACTATAAATATGGGATAGAAATTATAGATTTTTATAAAAATGATTATATCAATGGGGTTGATAAAAAATATCCTATACCAGCAGTAGCTAAAACACATAGATATCTTAGAATTAATAGTCAAGATATTAAATTTTCTAGAAAAAATATATTTATCAGAGATAATTATACTTGCCAATACTGTGGTAAACAATATTATATTAATAATTTAACATACGATCATGTGGTTCCAAAATCTAAATGGAAAGACAAAAAAAGTTCTCCTACTTGTTGGACAAATATAGTAACTGCGTGTATATGGTGCAATAGGAAAAAAGCCAATAAAACTCCTAAAGAAGCAGAAATGCCGTTACGTAATTTACCCATTAAGCCAAATAAAAATCTAAAATACTTGCCAATAGTCGATACTATGGCTACAATGAAAGAAACCATGCCTTCAGAATGGCTTGTTTATCTACCACAATCTTTTTACCAATAATGCCAACATATTCATATCATTGTAATAAATGTAATAATAGTTTCGAATTGTTTTTTTATATTAAAAATTATATAGAACAACCACAATGTAACTTGTGCGGTTCTGTCCAAACAGAAAGATGTTTGACAAAAGACGCTAGGACTTTAAGCACTTCTGTTAAAAAGTCTGACAATGAACTGAAAACTATAGGAGATTTGGCAAAGCGTAATGCTGAAAAAATGAGTGAAGATGAAAAGATATCATTGTATCAAAAACATAACTCGTACAAAGAACAAGAATCGATTAAAAAACTACCATCTGGTATGCAAAGAGTTAAAAAACCAGTAAAGACAAAATGGCCCGGATCCACTATTAAGTCAAAAAGAAAGCCAAAAAATGGATAATATATTTAAAATAAATAATCTTAAAGAAGAAACTGAATCAGAATATACATACTATACATTACTTGGTAAGCACTGTGCTGTAGATCAAAGCGGATATCCATTAACAGATACTAAAGAAAAATCTATGGCTTATACCAAAAATATTAATAATAATATTCAATACTATCTTAAGGTTGGTCTATATGGTAAAATTTTTAATCCTATGGGATTATATTCTGAAGGTAAACAAAATAAATTTCTATCGAAAATAGGAAAAAATGAATATAATTTTACCAAAGTCAATCAAAAGGTTTTTGATATGTATCTAAATTTTTTAAAATCCAAAAATATAGCATGGCTAAATAATGCAGAAAGGGAATTATCGTGAATAATGAAACTTTAAATTATGCAATCTATTATCTGTCAGACACAGGAGTGTCAGAAAAAACTATTGCCAAAAAACTAGGAACAACAACAAAAGTTGTCAAAGAATGTCTTAGTAATAGGCCGATAGAAAAAAATATGAATATCAAAACAACATCTGGAAAAACGACGAGCAAAGATATGATGATTAGACAAACATCTGCTAAAGGAATTAAGTCCGTAGCTATTATGACTAAAGAAGCATCTCAAGTTAATGATGAATTTAAAAAAAACATAAAATCTAAAGTATCTTCTAGAACAGCTAAAGATTCTATCTATAGACCTAATTAATTTAATAAATGAAATATATATCTAAATATTCAAATGGTAAAAATGTTACTCCTGCACAGTATATAACAGAACTCTTATGTGAAAACAAAGCTAAAAAAGAAAAAAAGGATCTTTATTTTAGATTTTGGACAAATAAAGAATGGGCTGCTTTTTATAGAAATCAAATAGCAACAGCTAATAAGCTAGTCCATACTTATGATCCTCAGTGCATCATTAGGGCTTTAAAGAACCCATTAGCAGCAAAAATATATTCTTTGCGAGCACCACACCTGATTCCTATTATAGAGTCAGAATGTATTGTCATGAGCCAAGAAAATAAAGAATTAACCAAAACATACGACAGAAGTGAAAATAAAAAATTTTCTACTGATCAAAAAAATAAAAAATCTATCATATCTAGACTAGAGGAATTAGAATGACAACTAAATTTAAAGATGATGTTACTAAACAGTTTGGCTCTGATATTATTTTGAGTGGCAATTCTATTATTGATAAACAAAATATTATTATTCCAATTAGCCCATCTTTAGATATGGTATTGAATGGAGGTATTCCAGAAGGTAGTTTTGTAGTATTAACAGGGCAGCCCAAATGCGGCAAAACAACCACAAGTTTAGATTTTGCAGCAACAGCCCAAAAACAAGAATATCAAGGCAATCTGAAAACTACTAGAGAAGTGTATTATCTAAATATTGAAGGTAGATTGAAAAAAAGAGACTTGGAAGGTATACCAGGATTAAATCTTGATAAATTTCATGTGATAGGGAGTCAGCAAGGTAAAATATTACACGCAGAAGAATACTTACAGATTGCTGAACGCATAATTAATGAAATTCCAGGTAGTGTTCTAATCATAGATTCATATTCTGCTTTATGCACCGAAGCTGAAATTACTAGCGAAATGGACAAAATGCAAAGAGCAGATGGTGCAAAATTGCTCGCTAAGTTTTGTCGTAAAGTAGCTAATGTTATTCCTGTAAATAAAAATATAGTAATAGGAATTACCCACTTAATGGGTAATCCTACAGGATATGGTGCAGAATTTAAAGAAAAAAGCGGTCAAGCAATAGCATATCAAACAGATATTAAATTAAGAGCAAAAACATTTAAGCCTTGGACCCTAAGTGCCGATAGTACACAAATAGGCCAAGAAATAGAATGGCAAGTCGTATGCTCTGCTCTCGGGCCTCCCGGCGGATCAACAACATCTTATATCAGATATGGATCTGGTATTGATAAATATGTGGAATTACTTAATTTTGCCATTGATATAGGGATCATTAATAAAGGTGGCGCTTGGTATACATATAATACAGAAAAATTTCAAGGTATGGAAAAATTAAGACAATATTTTGTAGATAATACAGATGAGTATACTAAATTAGAAAAAATAGTAAAAGAAACTATGGGCATAAAATGCAAGTAAAATCTTTGGATGGATATCTCCAAAATTGGCAGTTGACAGGACACTCAGCACATGCTAAACTAGAACACAAGTCTGAACTACATATTTTAGCCCGTCAATTATTAAAAAATATATTCCCAACTTTTCAAATACTAGAGGAAGTTCCTGTTCCCATTAAAAAATCAGAGAGTTATTTTCTAGATTTTTATATACCAATGATCAAAACAGCTGTGGAAGTACATGGTATTCAACATTATAAATTTGTAGCATTTTATCATCATACACAATTAGGATATTTAAAACATCAAAAACGAGACAGAGAAAAAAAAGAGTGGTGTGAGATTAACGGAATTGAATACATAGAATTACCATATAATGAGTCAACAAATGAATGGTCAAAAAGAATCGGAAACTAAAAATAGTTCTACCGAACAAGTGAACTATTGGGACAAAATATTAGACGAATATGAACATGGTCTTGGTATTCCTCAGTATGTGTCTGAGATATTACCAGAAAATGAACTTAACACATATCTGACTATGGATAGGTCAGTATTAGAAAAACTTAGCCCAGAGGACTGTGCTCAAATTTCTTATAGGCTGGGTCAGTTTTCTTTTCATGTTCAACGAACTATAAATAGAGAGAATGCGAGATACAACTGGGCTGAAGAAACTATTAAAGAGACTATTGCTGATGAAATTAATAATTATAAAGGTTATGGGTATATAGAAAAATCAGCACAAGCCATCAAACATAATGATAAGGCAAATAATTTAAATAAAATTAAAAAGTATGCGAAACAACGAGGCGATAGATTAACGTATTTAGCATCCTCTATTAAAAATTTATCGGACATATTATTATCAATACAAAAAATAAAGGTGAAACATGGATCTTGATATCAGTAATCCAGAACTAATTAAGCAGCTTATAGCAACACTTCAAAAACTTTTACCAGAACAGAGTACAGAAAAATCTGAAGAAAGTATAGATGAAGAAAATAATCATAATATAAAAACCAAAAGCAGGTCTAGTAGAAGAAACAAAGAGCAAAATAAGAATAAATTTACAGATATGCCAGAAGCTAATATGCATAAATCCGATATTAGAATAGACAAAAAACTGAATAAATATCCACCCACCCCTAGAAATAGACCATTCAAGCCTGTTGATGTTGTATGTAGAGTATGTGGTAGAAAAGAAACGGTTAATCCTAAAATTATTCCAGAATCTATAGACAGATATAAATGTAATAAGTGTTCATCAAGTGGAAGTAAATAAGTAATTAAATTATGATTTTAGCAGACCCATCGGCTGAGCGAGCTATTCTCTCTGGAATATGTAAATATGGAGAAGAAGTATATCTAGAGATAGCAGATATATTACAGCCATCGTCATTTACTATAGACAGTAATTCGATAATTTTTCAATGTATAAAAAAAATATGTGAAAATAATCAACAAAACATAGATTTACCATCTATATATTCAACAGCCCATGAACTGGGGTTTTCTAATATACTTTCTAAGAAAGAGGAAGCACAACATCTAAAAGCGATTTTAGATTTTCCGGTGGACAAGAGCAATATCAAAAAATTTGCAACTAAAATTAGAAAACTCGAAATAGCAAGACTATTACATCAAAAACTAGAAAATATTCAAGAGGATATTTTAGACATTACTGGAACAGAAACTATATCATCTATTTTGGGTGTTGCTGAAGATGGTATATTAAATTTCGCATCCGCTCTAGGTAATGATGGAGAAAATGATCCGGAGCATATTGGTAATGGTTTAGAGGAATATATAGATTATCTGGAAAATAATAAGATTGATCAAGTAGGTATTCCTACTGGTTTTCCTGTTTATGACGAAGCTATTGGAGGAGGTCTAAGAAAAGGTACAGTAAATGTAATTGGAGCAAGACCGAAAACGGGTAAAACACTTTTAGCCGATAATATAGGTTTTCATATAGCTAATAAACTCAAAATACCAGTATTGAATATGGATACAGAAATGAGTAAGAAAGACCATATTCATAGATTGTTGGCTATGAGCACAGAAATAGAAATTAAGAAAATAGAAACAGGCAATGCTAAAGATAGTCCAAATAATAAGCTTAAAATTGAGAAAGCTATAGATGAATTAAATAAGACGCCTTTATTTCATAAGGTAATTGCAGGAAAACCGTTTGATGAACAACTATCGATTATGAAAAGATGGTTAGTCAAAACCGTTGGATTAAATAATGATGGCACAGCTAAAGATTGTGTTATTATTTATGATTACTTAAAACTAATGGATGCTTCCGGCATATCTTCGGATATGAAAGAGTATCAGGTATTAGGATTCATGATGACCGCATTGCATAACTTTGCAGTAAAATATCAGGTGCCTATATTATCATTTATACAATTAAATAGAGATGGTATAACTAAAGAAAGTACAGATTCAGCTTCTGGTTCTGATAGAATTATATGGTTATGTAGTAATTTTAGTATCTTTAAGAGAAAAAGCGATGAAGAAATAGCAGAGGATGGTCCATCTGAAGGGAATAGAAAATTAATCCCTGTTATTAGCCGTCACGGAGGAGGTTTGGATGATAATGATTATATCAATTGTCACATGAAGGGCTGGTGTGCTAAAATCAAGGAAGGACGCACAAAACTTGAAATATCAAATAACTTGTCTTCAAATAATGATGGATTTAATATAGATGATCAAACAAATGACAAAAACATTCCGTTCGTATAATCAACATCAGTTAAAAATAATTTGTGATCAATTATGCGACAGAATTGAGGATTTATTTGAAAGTTTAGATATATCTGAGCTTAAACTAAATGGTAAAATGTTTGTAGGAAATTGTCCCATACATAGTGGGGATAATCAAAGTGCGTTTAATTTATATCCTGAAGGAGATAATTATAGAGGTAATTGGAAATGTAGAACCCATAATTGTCATTCTATTTTTAAAGGATCTATTATAGGTTTCATTAGAGGAGTATTGTCTAATAAAAAATATAATTGGTCTAAAGATGGCGATAATACAGCATCATTTCAAGAAACTATAAAGTTTATCGAAGATTTTCTCGGAGATAAGATACATAATACGAAGATATCAAAATCAGAAATTGATAAAAAAGCATTTGCAAATATTGTTAGGCATATTAATAATGATGAACCAGAATTAGTTAGATCGAAGATAACAAGATCTAATGTTAGAAATTCATTGGCAATGCCATGTCATTACTTTATTAAAAGGGGGTTCTCTTCAGAAATTTTAGATAAATATGATGTTGGATTATGTACTAAACCAGAAAAGGAAATGTATAATCGTGCTGTAGTACCTATTTATGATTCTGAACATAAATATGTTGTTGGATGTACCGGTAGAAGTGTTTATGAAAAATGCAGTCTTTGTAAATGCTATCATAACAGTAACGATCAATGTCCAATAGATGATTCAATATGGAAATATCCAAAATGGAAACATAATGCAGATTTTAAAAGTCAAAACCATTTATATAATTTTTGGTTTGCAAAGCAGCATATTTCAAAAACATCTAATGTTATACTTGTAGAAAGCCCAGGGAATGTTTGGAAGTTAGAAGAATGTGGTATACATACTTCTGTAGCTTTATTTGGTTCTAATCTCAGCGATAGACAAAAAATTATTTTGGATGGTTCAGGAGCCATGAATATTATTACAATAATGGACAATGACAACGCTGGACACAAGGCTACTGAACAAATATATAATAAATGCAAAAATACTTATAATATTAAAAATATCAAAATTACTAAATCTGACATAGCCGAAATGACTCATGAGGAAATACAAAAAGAAATTAAGGATAAGTTATGACAAAAATTATAGCATTTTCTGGCAGAAAACAATCAGGCAAGAGCACTGGTGGTGAATATATAGATAAATTAATGAAACAAAACTATCCATCTATTTCTTGTAAGCTTTATAGCTTTGCAGATCCTTTAAAACAAGATATATGTATGAATTTATTAGGATTAAGTTATGAGCAATGTTATGGTACTGATGAAGATAAAAATACTTTTACCGATATAAGATGGAATAGCATTCCAGGGTATGATAGTAACGACTTCATGACTGC